CTGCAAGAGAAGGGAAACCATGATGTTTCCGTTTTCGATAGACCATACTACCATGATTACTGTGAAGTAAATCCATTTTAGGAAATAACTTCTCAATCATTTTGATCTTGTATATCCCTAGCTCTAATTCTTTAGAGGCATTAGGTAGGTCAGGATCTGAGTCATGAAACGATAAAGCATGATAGTCAAGCTCATCGCCTATACAAACAACCCTGTCAGGTTTATATTGTTTTTTAATAGCTTCTATAAAAGCAAAACTATCAGTATGACTGTATGGTTCGTGAAGGTCTGAGATTATTAAAATCTTAGACATCTTCCCCCTTATGTTGTTGTCACCTTTTTTGTTGTGCAAAAAGTCGTTACATAAACATTAGGAACAACCATTATTTTATTTGCAACTACAACAGCATCTACCTTACATTCTTGTAAAGTGTTATACATCGCTTGTTGGTTTACTTGTGTAATACAAGTTTTATCAAGTGGTACAGTGGGTGACTGAATACATAACCACATGATTAAAAAAAACTTCATTAATCACCTATGAGATAGTTCTCTATCCATATTATTTTTTCTTTGATAACAGCTATGTCTTGTTGCATGGCTGATATAGAATCTGCTTTTGTTTCAACAGCTTCTAATCTTTGACTCCACATACCCCAAGTCATCGCTAAACTTGCTACAATAACGATGTAAGGCAATACTGTTTTCATATCAAAGTTCATTTAGACCACTCTACCTTAAACTCATTTCCTTTTTGATCTTGGATAGACATCGTTTGTTTTTCTGTTCCATAGATTTTAGGTGCTAGTTTTCCAGCCTTAAAATGAACATTTTTTTGTATAATCTCTAATAGTTTAACCTTAGTCATATTTAACTTAGGATCTTTTTTTGCTTGTTCTAATAAGATATCCAAATCTTCTATCGTGTAGAGGACACTATCGTGTTTTGCTTGTAAGTATTGTTTGTTTAGCTTTTCGTCTTTGTTGATCCATTGTCTCAGTGTTGTCCAAGATACATCTAATTCTTTGCAACATTCACGAATGGTTTGACCTCTCGCCAACATTTCAAATAAATCAGATAGAATAGACTGTTTGTATTTACTAGGTCTATTACCTTGTTTTCTTACTACTGCTGTTGTCATTATTTTACCTTTGCTGACATATTGTTTAGTGGATTGTTCAATGCCTTATTAATATTTAAGTTAAGGTTATTTTCGATGATTTTAATCTCATCAAATATTTCTCTTGTATCTTCTTTTTGTCTATCTTCTACATCATTGACTATTTCTGTAATGTGTCTGATGTCACCATTCATTTGACGCAAATCTGCTTTCATGTCTGTCTTTAAATCTTTTGCTACATCTGCAACGAGGGTAATCTCATCAAGAATCATATCTAGCTCTGATTTTAAGACTGCTAATTGTTCATCATAGTGTGATAGGTCAGGTGCTGTGTATTCTTCTATCTTGGCTTTCATATCCAAGTAATCATCGTAGAATTTATATACAGTCCAACCACCACCAATGATTGCACCCATCAAGGATAAGATTAGAAAAAACTTACCACCAGTAAACTTTATGCCTTGATACTCAATACTGGTCATTAATCATATTCTCCATCATGTTATTTTGTGCTGACTGAAATAATCCTCCGTAAAGATCATCTATCTGCATCATGTTATAATTAGATATATCCATGTCTGTTAAAGTGGTTTGTTGATATTCGTTAAATCCTTTTGTATCTGCTAGTTGTGCCATGACAGCTAATTTAACTGTATCAAGAGCAACTTGATCGCCACTGTCTGCAACTTTAGCTAAAATCTTTTTTGCAATTTGTTCTTTAGTTTCTTTCTGTTGAACAACCTTAACTTCTCTTTCTTCAGGTTCTTGCGTTTCTTCTACTTCTTCTGTTTCTTCTACTTCAGGTTCGTTTTCTACTTCAGGCTCAACCTCGATATCCATTTCAGCTACTTCTTCCATAGCTTCAGCAATTTCAATTTCAACTTCAGGTTCTACCTCTACCTCAAAGTCAGGTAATTCTAATTCTGCCATTTCAATCTCAGGCAGTTCAATAGATATTTCTTCGATATTTATTTCTATAGGATCTAAGTTATCGCCAAAGTCTATTTCAATAATCTCAAAGTCTGTAGAGTCATTAATAATATCGTCAATAACATCATTAACTATATCGTTAATAATATCTTCTACTTGCTCGACCACAGTATAAGTAGCAGTTAAAACAGGATCACTAAAGATTGCTCCGTAATAACCTGTTGTATATCCAGCGTCTGTACCCCATAAAGACATCTGTGTAGTAATGTCAGTATAGTTATTAGGCTGAATGATATCTGTGTAGAGATAATCTTGTGTGCCACTAAAATCTAATTCTATTTCTTTTTCTAGTGTTTGAAAGACAGTGTTATCTTGGTCTCTAAGAGTAACTGTAATTTTAAAAATATCTTTACAATCACCATTAGTCGCTGAACAAGTAGGTACAGTAATATTACTTTGATGTGACTCGACAGTTACGCCATAGTTTATATCAAAACCTTGTTGTATTTCTTCAATCGTTAGACCACCATCAGTAATGAGACTATAAACATCACTGGTTATTGTGCCTCCACCATCAGCAACACCACGAGTATTAGCCGATCCTGTGCAGACTTCACCATCTTCTAATGTTCCTGAATAAGAACATTGTGTGGTACTAACTTTCCCACTTTGTGTCCATTCGTCTGCTGGAGTTACTAAGTTAGAAGTTTCTTCAGAATAAGAATATGCCTGTGGTAATAGCCAAAACAACGCTACCAAGAATATAGTTTTTAGCATTTGACTCCTTTACATAATCAGGTCGATCTGTAGGGTGACTATCCCAACCAGCTTGTGCTACTTCACCTATTGTTCCAAAGAACGGACAGGGAGTACCAGCCATTTCCATAGCAGAAAAGACACGAGGATCTTGACAAAGAACTGAAACACCAGCAACTTTCATTCCCATACCATATAAGGCACGAGATAATTTTAATCGCTCACAGGTGATGTCTGTAATAGTAGAGCCTTTTGCAAAACCAAATATTTGAGTCTGTAGAGCAACTGAGCCACCTGAAGTACAAACATCTTGATTAGATATCATGACATTCGGTGCGTTAGCTGTACTAGGTGCTTTATCTACAGTGGTTGTTCCTGTCACTGTAGAACTAACAGTTGTATTAGTATTCGCTTTTACATCTGTAATAGTCGCAACTGTTCCAAATAATAAAAGTATTGCTACTAAAAGTTTCATTTACAAATACAGTCGTAATCTTCGCAACACTCACACATAATTTAGCTCTTAGGGAATTTATCTTTTGTAGATTTTATTGTGGCTTTCCAACCATCAACGCCATTGTGATATATGTCATCTAGCTGATCTGCTATAGATGGATATTCATCTGCTCTTTTTCTCTGATACTCGTTATTGTCGTAAGCAGTTTGTAACTCAGCTTTCTTTGCTGATACTTGATCCCATGTAAAATCCTGTGTGTCTTTGTAAATAGCACTGCCATTTGCATCTGCACCAGAGATATATTTTACATTGGCTTCGTACTCAGTTTGATTGCTGGGTTCACCATTGACTACTACTTGAGCATTTGCATCAAGAGCTTTGATTGCACTTATTATATCTGTCATTGTTTTTCTCCTTTAATTTTCATTATGCTAGTATTTCCATTAGTGTTATAGCTGATGCAGTCCTTCCATTTTCTGTATTATCTCCATCATCAGAAGTTCTATTAATGTAAGCAGTTCCTGAACCAGTCCCTCTTACTGCAAACTGATATGTTACTGTAACTGCTGAAGTTGTGCTAGGTGTTAAGACAAAATTAAATGCTACTGTTAGCATAGTTGCTCCACCTTGTGAATCTTGTCCGTTACCTGATGAATTTCTTTTTCTATTACTAGCAGAATCACCTACAAAAACTGCTGTGGTAGAACCTCCACTTATAGCTTGTGTAAATCTTGCAATATGTGAGCCGTTTGAATGTGATGAAGCACCAGTATTTATAGTACACATTACCATAACTTTACTAGAGGTTGCTGTAGGTGTAATTGATGCGGTTAATGAACTGTCTGTATAATTTCCATCTGATGCTTTTACTGTTGTGCTTTCTGTTCCAGTAAAGGTAGTTGTAACTACTTGACCAATCTTACCTGTATCAATACCACTAGGCAAAGCACTAACAGCAGAGATTGATTGATTGTTTAATTTAATAAGTGCCATTTTTACTCCGTTGGTTTCTCTGGGAACACAACAGCGTTTACTTGTTCCACTGTAGTTAATCCATTAGTAATATCTCTTAAAGATTGTCTATATTTTGTCATAGCATCAGACATGGTTACATCTGAGTTAGCAGTCCAATCTGTTTCTAGTAAAAGATTAGTTCTTTTTATTCTTAGTTCTTCCATAGATTGTTCAAATGTTTTTGGTGGATTTGTAATTGCAAGAGCTTCTTCTTCGGTAATAGATGTAAGGTTAGCACCATATCCCTGAGTAACTTGCTCATCATCATAAGCAAATACTTTGTTATTATCATTTTTGTAATATTTCATTTTTTACCTCAATTCAGACCACATTGTAAAACTAGGATTACCACCTATACATTCATAAGTAGTATTATCAGGTACTATAAAAGTTACATAAGAAGCAGAAGTTATATCCCCTTTCATAATA